ACCCAGCGGGGATGGTAGCGGAACGTGTAGCGCCTCCAATAAAGGTGACTAAAGAGAGTGATAAATACTATATTTGGGACAGATCTTCGGCATTTAGAGTAAGTGCTAGCGGAATAATGTCTTTGAGGCCTGACAAGTCAGAGGCAAAAGAGGTTGATTTTGGATTAAGTTCTACAACCTATACTGCAGAAGAGTACGCTTTAAAGATTCTTATCTCTGATAGAGAAAAGAATAATGCGGATTCTGTTCTAAGTCTTAGGGAATCGAAACTTCGCAGATTGCAAGATTTACTTTTGCTTGAGCAAGAAATTCGTGTAGCTTCTCTTTTAACGACCTCAGGGAATTGGGATGCTGCTCACACTGGCGACCCCGGTAATTGGAGCACAGGTACTCCTACAATTGAATCTGACATCGATACTGGTAAAGAAGCTGTTAGGGCAGCGATCGGTGTTGAACCAAACGTAGCGATTATTCCGGCTCAGGTTGCTAAGGTCATAAAGCGTGACGCAACGGTCAGGGATCTGATCAAGTACACCCATGCTGATTTATTAGTAAACGGTGATCTCCCTCCACGATTGTGGAATATGGAGGTTATAATTCCGGGTGCGACTTATACTTCTAGCATAGAAGGAGCGGCCACACCAACATACACTAATATCTGGGGCAACCACGTCGTATTGCTTTACGTGAACCGAGAATCTCCTATTGATGCACCTAACTCAGTTAAAATATTCCGATCTAAAGATTGGGAGGTTAGGGCGTGGAGAGAAGAGAAAGTACGTTCAGAAGCAATAGAAGCATCAGTTATTCAAGACGAGGTCTTAACAAGTGACATTTCTGGTTACTTGCTAACAGACGTATTGTCTTAATAATTTAAGGCTTATATGTTGGAGAAAGGTTAAAGTTTCTCCAAAAATAAGCTCTAAATTTTAATGATATAATCGAATTATGGCATACGAAACTGTTGCAAATATTAGAGATGAAGCGGGATTTACAGGAAATGATAACGTTACAACTGCTAAAATAACTGCATACCAAAGTGCAGCTACAAGCCACATTAACGGTATTATTAGCCGAGTATATACATTACCTCTTAGTGAAACTCCTGAAATTCTTAAATTAATCGAAAGAAAATTAGCGGCAGGACATTTATTATTAGACGAATATGGAGAAGCAGCAGAAGGAACTTCAAAAGATGGTCAAATAAAGGTTGATTGGGCAGAGGAAATGCTCAAACAGATAGAAGATGAAACTATAATACTTCTTGATAGTAGCAGTGCTACGTTGGCACAGTCCGAATTGATAGGTATGAAGGGATTGCCCGGTGATGATACCGGAACCGACAAAACGGCTGATGCTGATAAAGACGATCCACCAAAAACGGAGATCGGAATGATATTTTAATGCCAAACTTAGAAATTACCTTTTCAATAGAGGGGGAAACTCAACTTATTCGTAGACTTCAGGATATTGATAAAGATTTAAAGAATTGGACACCTGAATTTAAAAGAATAGGTGATTTACTTTTAAAGACCTTTAAACACAACTTTCAAACACAGGGAAATACGATCGGGGAGCCTTGGCAACGTTTAGCACCTTCTACGATAGAACAAAAGAAAAGAAAAGGTTATCCTTTAACGCCATTAATAGGAACAGGAAAGATGAGGGACAGTTTCCATGCGGAGGTAGGCGGATTTCATGTTGAAATATCTAATCCGATGAGTTATTTTCCTTATCATCAAAGTAGAAGGCCTAGACGAAAATTGCCTCGAAGGGTTATGATGAAGATAGACGAAAAAAGAAAACAGTTAATTGGTAAAATATTTATAGAGGCTGTGCAAACAACCTTACAAAAGAGAGGGTTTATAGGAAACTAGAACATGTCATTATATACAGATCCGGTACTAGAAAAGATTCTTACGGTAATTAATGTTGATGATAATGCAGAAATTAAGACGTTTTTCTATGGAGATCCGATATTTATTGCCAAAAGTGACCTTCCCTGTTTAATTGCTTCAAAAGATACAACTGAAATAGGAGATGCTTCGAATGCAGAGGATTATCATAAAATGACCATTGTATTGACTTTAGTTATTGATATTAGGAAGTTTTTTGACGAAACCCCGAAGAATATTCATGTCGGTTTTCAGAAGCTTTATGATATGTTTGAAGGTCGGGATGCGGACTATACTTTGAAAAGCACCTCGATAGTTGATATATTAAGAAAGAACCATAATTTAACAAATAATGCTAATATAGATTTAGAAACGCCGATGACAGTAGATTATGGATTTTCAGTTGGTAGGAGAGGGGAAGGTGTATGGGCACAGGAAGCAAATTTGAGTTTTAATATATACTTTACTCAGTTAAGAGATTAATATGGCAAAGCGAAAATATACTAAAAGAAAGAAAGTCGAAAAGGTAACTAAAAAGATGGAAAAACCCAAAGAACTGGCTTTTGTATATGGAAAAATTACTCCGGGTGGCAAGATCGTTCATCAATATGCACCCAAAGAAATATTACAGAAATTTTACTTCGATAAGTTTGATGTTATGATTGAGGCAGTTGATTTAAAAGAAGCAAAAGCAAAAATTAGAAAGTTATATAGATAGGTGGTGAGGATGGCAAAAAGAAAAAGAAAATACATACCAAGGACAAAAAAGGTTAAGAGGAATGTTGTTTTAAAGTCATATAGTTTCCCCGAACATTCTCTTACTATTCAAGCTGAAAATATGAAAGATGCGTTAAATAAATTAAAGAAATTATTAAGAGAGGGGGTGAATAAGTAGATATGTCCTTAACAACACCCTTTACAGGGAGAAGGTCAGATATTGGAATCTCGAAGGAAACTACGAGAGGAACGACTGCAGCTTCTGTTGATTACTGGTTGCCTTATGCAGCTTATTCGTTTAGTGAAAAGGTTGCTAAGATTCGTGATGATACTGGAATAGGAGTGCTTGAAACTCCGAGTGGTGCTGATTTAGTGAAACGATGGACTGAGGGAGATATTGAATTTAATATCAGGGATACATCGGTCGGATTAATACTTCTATCCTTATTTGGAACAGAAGATTTTGATGCCGATACACCTCAATCTGATGTAGGAACTCACACTTTTACAGTTGAATTAGGAAATCAACATCAATCTCTTACTGTATGGAAAAAGAACCCGGTTGAAACATTGGCGGCTGGAAATGTCATTATTTCTAACTTTGCATTAAATGCAGTTCTTGATCAGTATGTAAGAGTAACAGTTGGATTAATTGGTGGAATTTTCGGTAACGATACTGATACTGTTGCGTATGTAGCTGAAGATAAATTCCGACCACAGGATGTTGCGATTAAAATTGCGGCAACTGAAAGCGAATTATCAGGAGCGAATGCCTTAACCACTGTGAGGAGTTTAAGTCTGTCAGTAAATAAGAATACTGAAGATTATCAGGGACTTGGTGATGTGGATCCAGTTGATTTTGTAAACAGGAATATAGAAGTATCTGGGAGCTTTGAAATAGCTTTTGAAAATGATACGTATAAAGACTATACCCTGCTTAACCAGCTTCGAGCGATAAGTATTAAACTTACGAATGCTGATGCGACAATTGGTGCATCGACAAATCCAAGTTTAGAGATTATTCTTGATCAAGTTGATTTTGACAGTTTTGATATTGATGAAGCTAATGAAAATGTAGCCGTATTGACGGCCAATTTTATAGCTCATTATAGTCAAGATAATTCAAGAATGATTAGGGCGATTCTTATAAACGATAGGAATACAGCCTATTAAGCCTAATAGAAGGGCATAGAAGGTCAATATGGAAAGACCATTAAAAGAAGTAAAACTTCCCGGTAGTGGATTTATTGCTAAAATAGTAACGTTTTTGACACGTGGTGAGGTCAAGACTATTGATGCTAAGAGATTAGAAGGTGCGGAAGCTGAATATGTTGGAGATGAAGTTAAAATATCTAAGCTTTCCCCTAATATGATTCAAAGGCAGAATGATGCCTTGCTTTTTGTTGGAGTAAAACAATTAATCGGTGATAATAATGAAGCGATAGAAATAACGGAAGAAGCAATAGATAATTTACCCAATAAAGATGCAAATATCTTGTTAAAAGAGTTGCGTATAATCCAAGCGGGGAAACCGAGTAAAAAAAAATAATTGAATGGGCAGACAGGGTATATCTTTACTTATCCAACCCACGAGTTAGTTTAAAAGATGATGAAGGCAAAGGCGTTCCTCAGGAATACGCTGATTTTGTAGTCATGAGAGAAATGGGTTGGGATTACTACACTTTTTATAATCAACCCGATTCTTTTATCGATATGATATATGCTTTTGTTGCTGCTGAGAAAAAAGCTGCTAGAATAAAAAGTAGTAAGAAGTAAAATGGCACAAGAAGATATTAAAATCAAAGTTGCTCTAAAAAATGAAGCCTCAGGACCCTTAAAGGCTTTAGCAAAGGACGTTAAAAGTTTTGCAGAAGAATTTAAAGATGCAACGCCTCGTGTTGAGGGTGCGGCGGCTTCTATTTTAAGATTTGGTACAGGAGTTGCGGTAGGTAATTTAGCAACATTGGCGGCAAGAAAGATACTTCGAGAATTTTCTCAACAAATTAAAGCTACAGTTAGTGCTTCAAATGAATTGGCTTCTGCGATGATTGGGTTGTCATCTGTGGCGGCCGCTTTTGGCGAAAGTCAGCAAGAAGCTAGGGATGCCGCTAAAAGCCTCGCAGAGGATGGTCTAATGGCGGTTAGTGAAGCCGGAGAGGGTCTTAAGAATCTTTTGGCAACTGGTTTTAACCTAGATGAATCAATTAATTTAATGAATACGTTTAAAGATGCGGCTGCTTTTAATAGACAAGGCACTCTTGAGTTTGGAACGGCTATCGTTGGAGCCACGCAAGGTATTAAAAATCAAAACTCAATAATGGTTGATAACGTAGGTATTACTAAAAATCTATCAATAATATTAAAAGAAGCTGGATTGTCAATGCAGGATTTATCAAGAGTTAGTAGTGATGCTTCTGTAAGACAGGCTTTATATAACGGATTACTTAGGGAAGGTGCTATCTTTTCCGGTGATGCTGCAAGAGCCTCTATGACATTACAAGGGGCACAATCAACATTAAAGACTGCTGTTTTTAATTTACAAGCAATGATAGGGCAAGCTTTGACCCCGGCATTATTACTTTCGACAAGTGCAATGATTGATCAAGTAAATGCTATCGGACAAGGATTAGGCCCGATGGAAAAAATGGCAAAAATATTAGTCAGTCTTGTAACTAATATGAGAATACTAGGATTAACGATAAAAACCATTGTTGCACCGGCATTTTATGTAGTGAGAGATGCTGTTTTAAACACAATTA